TTTTATATGTATAATTTCATTCGGGTTGTAATCTATTGAGTTATCATATGAAAATCTTTCTATATATGTTTTGTCGTCAGTATGGATAGTTATTTTGTCAGCAGGCAAATGATACATATGCGCTCCATCAAAGTAAATAAATATATTTCCATCTATAAGTAAATCAATTATAAGATTTCTTTTAAAAGTACTTACATCTTGAAAGGGGTTAGGCTCTTTATTAAGTAATAAATCAACCTTAGATCTACGAATGTTTTTAACAACATTAGTAGTACCTAGTATTTTTTCTCCGACTGCAAAAGGTATTTCTGCTACATCATCAACAATCATATTTACTGCACGGTTAACAATTTCTAATTGTTCGTATGCATTTCTATAGTTTGTTACAATCTCACGAGAGTCGACAGTCATTCCTTCATTTCTAGAAATAACGTATTGAGAAGGATTAAGTTTTTCTTCCTTATCCCCTCCTAAGAATCTATCATACCATGCCATATTTATCTCTCTGTTTCTCGACCCATCTTTTTTGTTTCTCTGCGTGTATCAACTTGGGTCTTTTACCATATATTGAGTGTAATTTCATATGGTGACTATGGCAGAGTGTGACTGTATCCTCGTAAAGTTCTTTCTGATGTTCATCAATGAAGGCTTCTCGAATCTCTAGTATTTCTTGTTCGTTTTTAATAATTAATTTTTTCTTTTTTATCCAAGTTTCTAGTAGTTCTGTAAGCCCGTGATAGTGATGAAAATCTAACTGTTCAGTCGAATCACAAATAAAACAATTGCTTGATTTATTATATTGTGATTTCGCTTTGTCTCGTACGTATTTAACTAAATCTCTTTTGAAATTCATATTTCTACTCTTAATTAGAATTATACCAAAAACATACAGCAAATGTCAAGAACTGTTTTTTGTAGGTCTTATTAGAACGATGTGGCTGTAGTTTCAAATGTATACAACGCATATCGCATAGCATCAGCCATATGGGATGCCATATTGTGTTTTGGTTTCTCTTTTAATAAATTAGGGTTAGGATCCCATTGATACTGGTCCAATGAGATAAGTGCTTCTTTGCAAGTTTGATTAACTATTATTCCATCGTTATCAACTACAGTAGCTACATGTCCAATTCCGTCTAGTACAGATTTCTTGGCGTTTATAGTACTGATATCATAATTTTGTGCAAAGTCGTATCTTGTTTGTTGAGCTGCAGAATCAATATAAATATAATCAATGTCCCATTTATGAATTAATTTTTGAATCTGAACTGCGTGTTGTTCTGTTGTTTTTTCTGAGTCCATGTACTCATCTATAAGATAGTATTTTTCAGCATCCCAGTCATATGCAATAACACAGAAAGCTGTGGGATCTTTATAACCTACGTCAAGTCCAGCAAAAACATCCATATTACTTACATCTATTTCAGACAAGTCTGCTATACAAGTCTCGTGATTAAATGCCCATACTTGACCTTCATAAACATTAAAGTCTGCCATATACTCTTGAGCAAACTCATTCTCTGACATTGTTTTCTTTGCTTCTATAATATCGGATTCAGCAACACGAGGATTCTCATGGTAAGTTGCTTTTACTGAACACCATTCTGGAAACTCCTCACTAAACCCTCTGTAATAGAATTCCGCAAAGTAATTATTTCTACCCCTTGGAGTAGATATAAAGATTGCTTTTGAGTTTTCTTTGTCTAGTGTAGGTCTTAGTGCGACATTGAAGGCATCTCTTCCATCTGTTAAAGCTGCTTCATCGAATATGATTAAGTCATAGCTTCTACCAACAACTGAGTCTACCTGATTGATAGAACCCATTCTTATAGTAGAATTGTTAGATAGTTCAATAACTTTATCTTTTGCGTTATCTCTAAGCACTTCTAAGTCGAAGTGCTTGATCAAGTTTCTTTGTAAGTCAAATGATATTTGAGATAATGAATAGTTTGGAGACATTAATAGTACATGACTGTTAGGTACTAAACAAACCAACTGCCCTATTATGTTTGAAATATATGTTTTGCCTTGGCGACGTGAAATAGCCGCACACACAAAACGATATTTTGGATTATTGATAGCATTTATAATTGCTCTCTGCGATGTATTAGGTTCTATTCCTAATAATTCAAGATACTCCATTATAGGGAGTTTAATGAATCGTGACTCTTGTTCCAAGTCCATTAGATAGTTACTAACTATGTCTGTACGGCTAATTTCTATCAATGTAATGTCTCATCTGGGAATAAAACGTCTTCGTCATCTATTAGAAGGTCTAATTCTTGTAATTTGGTATAAAGATAACAATAAGTTGCAGATACTTGCTTAATTTTCTTTTCCGCGGGGGATAAAGTTCTAAACTCTTCTGCTTTTATCAAATCTTGTAGTAACTTTCCTGCATGTACTATGCCTTCTTCAAGCCATAGTCGTGTTCCATTTGCAGTTGTCATTATTTTCTCCTTCTTTTTAATCCTAATGTTCTTTTTTGAGACTTTGGTGGTCTCTTTTTTGAGCCTCCTGGGCCTGCCCAGAAAACTTTGTTTGCCCAGTAAGCAGCGGAAGATTTTCCTTTTCTAATGTTCTTTGCGTGTCGCGCTTTGAAACTTTTTCTTGCTTCTGGACTATAGTTGTGACCCATGCCTTGGGCTCCGAACCTAATAATCTTTATTTTACCACCGACTCTTACCGCTACTACAGCTTTCTTAGTCTTGTGGCTGGGAGTCTTCTTAGGTTTATTGAGTCCGCTAAGTCCTGCTCTTTTGAGCCGTGCCTTTTCTGCGTCTGTTAGTGCCATTTTTAATCCCTGTTAGTAAAGATTTCTTTACTACTTTGTCGAGTCTACCCGACTTCATAAGTTTATTTATTCGTTCTAAGATATTATCTTCTTCTCCTTCTCGTCAATAAAGTAGAAGGTGTTGTTTTTCCAAACTTTGCTCTTTTAGGATTTACTGTCTTACCAAATCTTGGTCCTACTGCCTTTGGAGCTGCCCCGTAAAATCCACCTGGTGTGGACATTGGTGACTTAGTGTTAACGTATGTTCCTGCTGCTGCATTTAGATCACGAGTTAAACCTCTTTTCAATACATGCTTTCTTAGCTTGGAAGTTGAATGGACACTTGGTCCGCTTAAAAATCCGCCTTGTCTTGCCATTTTTTAATTCCTGTCTACTCTTAGCGAGTACTTTGGCTTATCAGCCTGTTAATGAGAACCTTGTTATTTGGGGTTCTCGGTAAATTTAATAGTTTTTGTAAGCTACAACCGTACTCTAGTTCCAGTTGAACTGCTCTTTTTAATCTGTGTGATAAATCTAATACTTTCTCTACTTCGTGAGTTAGATTATTCATAGTTTACTTCTTCTTTCGACGTCTCCGTTTAGTAAAAGTACGTACGTTAGTAGGTTTTCCACCAACGCCTTGAGGTACTGCCCTCTTACGGCGAACTGCCGACCTTTTCTGAGCCTTGCTCATTGTTCTTGCACGTGCTAAAGGCACACACTTTGGGTATCCTTTTCTAGAGGTCTTTGCTTTGCCTCTTCCACAAGGTTGATACCTACCTTTCTTTTTGGGTCTAGATATATCTACCCATTTTTCTTTGAACCATTTTGATAATCCGCCTTTAGGTTTAGCCATTTTTTGCTTTCTGTTCAGCTTCAATCAATTTGTCTTTGATATCTACTGACCCGTCCCAGTTCTTATCTTTGCCTGTGACTATATTTAATAATTGTGTTAGTTTAGTTTTAAACCAAGTTCTCATTTTTTCCTTTTCCTTGCAACGCCCATTCTATACTTTCCGCCACGTTGCTTATATGTTTTTACTAACCATCCGTTTGCATATGCACTCGGATAGACCTTAAATTTTCTTTTTGCTGCTGCCTTTACCCTTGCATATAACGCTGGGTTTGTAGGTACAGGTCTTTTCTTAGCTGCTTTTCTTTTTCTTGCCATGTCTTAGTTCCATCAGTCTTGCCCTGTCTTGCTGTATAATTATACGCTTCGGGGCTTGGTTGTTGCCACCTTTTGAAAAAGATGGGTGTGACCATAAGTATTCACAAGTGTTTTGGACTTCGTTTCTATGTTCTGTAATAGCGTCCATGTCGTCAAGAGTATAGTCATCACCCATTAGATAGATAATCACCTCCCATGATTGTTTATTCCAGTTAGTCTCATTTTCTAGTAATAAGTCTTCACTGTAATTAACAAAATTTGTAGTACCTGATAAAAATGAGTTATATGACCAGGGACATACTTTATTTAATTTTCTAAAATAAAATAACCAAATTATGTAATCTGGGAGAGGTTTAGCCTCTTGAACGTTTCTTTTTTCCACCCTTTTTCTTTTTACCTTTTTTCATACCTTTTGATTTTTGCTTTTTCAAGATTGCTTGCTGTAAAGCTTTAGGTAGTTTCTTTTGTTTAGCAGTTAGTGCCATTATATACTCCTAGGTCCAACGAGGTTTCTTCTCGGGACACTCTGCCCATCTAATCTTTGTTTTGAGGGGCATAAAACAGTTACAAAGTTTGCAGACTTTCCATTTATTTAAATTAGGACATTTCTTACAAATTTCGTACCTTTGTTCAGGTGTTTGTTTTTTCACTTATCTTAAAGTTTTAGGTAGTTTGTTTCTTTTAGTTCTTTGAAGATTTGTTTTTCTAGCAAGTAATCTTTTTACTCTAGCAGATAGAGGAGAAGCCTCTGGCTCTGCTCCTTTACCTTCTTGTACTGTTCCTGATTCTACTTGCTTGACTGCGTCTTTTAACGCTTCTTCTATTGAATTTGACATCTATTCTCCTTTGAGTCGGTTTAGTGCTATTTCGGCATTTTCATGTTTTGTAAACCCATGAGTTTCCCCATCATAGTCAAAGTAGAAAAGTCCATCTTTTTCCTCTCTAATTTCGATA